TTGAAGGAGTAACCTTGCACACAAACGAAAAGATCCGTTAAACTTTGCGTTAAAGGAGCTCAGTGATGGCAAAGAAACCAAAAGATCTTTCCAGCGACACAGTCGCCGATGTGACAGGTAAGCCGCAAACAAGAGAAGTGAAAACAATGGGTAGACCATCAATCTACTCAGATGAGTTAGCTAACGATATATGCACAAGACTAGGGTTAGGTCAGAGCCTACGTAAGATATGCTTAGATGAGGATATGCCGAGCCTCAGAAGCGTGATGGGTTGGTTGACCACCAAGCCTGACTTCTTGCAACAATACACACGTGCACGAGAAATTCAGGCTGAGACGCAGTTCGATGAATTGATTGACATTGTTGACCAGCCACCTGAACTAAACCACGTCATTGGCAAGAATGGTGAGCTGGTTGAGGTTAAGTTCGACTCCTCCTACGTGGCATGGATGAAGCTGAGGGTCGACACCCGCAAGTGGACAGCCGCTCGCATGGCGCCTAAGAAGTACGGTGAGCAGAAGCAGGCTGAGCAGACTCAAGACCACACTGTCATTGACGTGAACGTCAGGGACATGATGGACGTAGCTGTAAAGCGCTTAGAGCTGATACGGATTGCTGAATGAGTGCTGTCATTGAACAGGACATTCTGGACATCCTGCAAGACGCAGAGCTTCGCAAGAGTCTAGGCCCGTACCACGGAGCCGCCTACGCCACACGCATCAAATGGCTCTCAGGCGCGTTCAATCACCAGAAGCTACCCCAAGGTACGTGGTGGTCTATCTGGCTTATGCTGGCTGGTCGTGGAGCTGGCAAGACCCGTACCGCGGCTGAACAGCTTTGGTGGTGGGCATGGGAGAACCCCAACACACGTTGGCTCGTGTCCGCCCCCACGTCTATGGACGTACGTGGTACATGCTTCGAGGGTGAGTCAGGGTTGATCGCCGTCATACCGCCTGCATTGATTCGAGACTACAACAAAGCCCTACACGAGATCGTGCTAGTCAACGGTAGCCTGATCAAAGGCATCTCAGCCTCCGAGCCTGATCGCTTCCGTGGTGGTCAGTACCATGGTGCATGGCTGGACGAGCTGGCGGCATGGGATTACCTTGATGAAGCTTGGTACAACATCCAGTTCGCCGTGCGTCTGAAGAAGGCTGATGGCAGGACGCAGATCATTGCCACGACTACCCCACGTCCTAAAGACCTCATTGTGGAGCTTGTAGGGCGTGAAGGAGACGACGTAGCCCTCACGACGGCATCTACCTACGTGAACCTAGCTAACCTCGCTCCTAGCTTCCAGAAGCAGATCCTTGCCTACGAAGGTACTAAGATTGGCAGGCAGGAGATCCATGCTGAGCTGATCGACCCAGAAGAGTCAGGTATCGTCAAGCGTGAGATGTTCAAGCTGTGGGCGCCCAACAAGGCGTTCCCCAAGTTTGAGTACATCATCCAGTCATACGACTGCGCCAGCTCAGAGAAGACTGTCAACGATCCGACAGCCGCTATCACGTTCGGTGTGTTCAAGCCACTGGATGGCCCCATGTCCGCCATGGTGATCGACTGTTGGCAAGACCGCCTACAGTATCCAGACCTGCGCCCCAAGGTGATCGAGGAGTACGACGTGGTGTACGGTGAGGGCAAGGACAAGAAGCGGGTTGACCTGATCCTTGTGGAAGACAAGTCCGCAGGCATAGCGCTGATCCAAGACTTACAGCGTGGGCATTTACCTGTGAGGGCGTATAACCCCGGCAGGGCTGACAAGATCCAGAGGCTGAACATCGTGTCCAACATCATTGCCGCTGGGCGCGTATGGATCCCTGAGAGCAGTGTCAGGAAAGGCTACGTCAAGGATTGGGCTGAGGGCTTCGTCTCCCAGATCTGTAGCTTCCCTGACTCGACGCATGATGACTTCGTGGACGCCTGCACCCAAGGGCTACGGTTTCTACGTGACTCAGGGTGGCTGGACATCGATGGCGCCCCAAGGGACGACTACGACATGGACGACTACATTGACAGCGGTATGGCTAAGAAGCACGAGAACCCATACGCCGCCTAAAGGACAAGCATGATCATTACGCAAGAATGGCTAGACAGCATCAAGGACGAGCAGGGTGTCACAACTGGGCAAGAGTACCTGCTCAACAAGTGGATCTGTGACGACGACTGGGTGGGCAAGATAATCCCTGACCACATCGCCAAGTTCCTTGAGCACTGCAAGGGCTATCGAGGACTACCCGAAGCAGTCAAAGCTTTCAAGGGATGGACATGAAGGTTGCGTACATTACGCCTTACTTTAAGGAAGACGCCGACGTCTTAGAGCGGTGTATCAGAAGCGTGCAGGCTCAGACCATCAAGGCAGATCATTTCCTTATCAGTGACGGCTACCAACAGGACTGGGTTGCCAATAGGGTGGCTAGGCACATCCCACTGGGCAAGTCTCATGGAGACTACGGCAACACCCCTCGAGGGATCGGCGCCCAGCTTGCCGTCAGTGAGGGCTACGACGCCATTGGGTTCCTCGATGCTGACAACTGGATCGACCCTGAGCACACCAAGGAGTGCCTAACCACAGCGATTGGGAACTACGGCTCACCAGTCAACTGTGACTACGTGGTAGCTAGGCGCAGGTTTGTTCGCCCTGACATGACCGTCCTTCACATGCCAGATGACTCTTCGCTAATCGACACAAGCTGTTTCTTTTTCCTGCGTGGAGCTTTTCCTATGCTCCCAACATGGAACCTGATGCCCAAGGAGTTCTCCAACATAGGAGACAGGATCTTTGGCAAGCGCATACGTGAGGCAGGACTGAACAGCGCTACTAACAAAGCCGTGACCGTGAACTACCTGAACTTATGGGCAAGCTCTTACCACGCCATGCACGAGACGCCTCCGCCTGAAGCCAAGCCTAACGTGGATGGCGGGAGCGGGTACAGGTGGTTGGCTGGGCAGGACGGTAGGAGTAAGGAGCTGGTGCACAGACTGGTTGGATCAGATCTATGATGGACGAACGCCAGCGCCCAAGGTATCATTGGGACAACAGCAACTCAGCGGGATAAGCCATGGCTGACGAAAACACACCAGCGTTCTACCCACGAGTTGGGAACATCAGGTCTAAGAACTTTAGATCAGCCCAACCTGCTCCGTTCGTCAACGATCCCAGAGCGATGGATCTGCCCCAGTATGGAGACGTCAACCTAAGCGTTCCCACTAAGGAAAACCTTGAGATGGGTAGGCGCATGGCTCAGCGTGATGCTGACCTCAAGCGCCAGCAAGAAGCTGACACATCCCCGCTAGAGAAGGCGGCTGGCGCATTGCAGACCGTACGGCTTATGGGTTCAGCCCTGACCCAAGCTATCAATTCCCTACCTACCCGCATAGCTAAGGGAGACGCCGCGGCTGAGCAGTTCATGCAAGAGCGCATGTACAAGCCTGAGCAACCCTTGGCGTATGAGTACGCAGGTGACGTAGGTAACTTCCTTGATCGCCTTGAGACTGAGTACAAGATCCCACCAGTGTTGCCTGAAGCTATGGCTTTGCAGTACCTGTCAGGCCCTGCCATGTCCCAAGCCATGGGAACAGCAGGCAGGGGAGCACAGGCTCTTGAGAAGCGCATAGACCCTATGGTGACCCAAGCCCTTGAGAGTGGCGGTCTACAGCGTGACCTGCTGTTAGGCATGGGTCAGGGTACGCAGGCAAACGTAGTCAAGCCCAAGGGCGGCGTCAACATCTCCAGCAACCCAGACACCATGATGATGGAGTTGGCTAACAAAGAGCCTATGAAAGCCTCTGAAGCACTGGGCAAGATTGAAGGACGCCCACTGAAGATCACACAGTCTGACCGCACCAAGGTTGGTGGCGGGTACTTGGGAGGCCCCGGCTTCTCAGGACTGCAACTGACCGAACCCGAGTACCGTGCGGCTGAGGCGGCATGGGGCGTACAGAACGCTGGCACAGCTAAGACCATCCTTGGTGGTGGAAAGAAGGGTGACAACCCAGTCTACGCCGCTATGATCGGTACGCCTACCCAACACCAATCAAACCAGATGGTGTTTGACAAGCTATACGGTGACTTTAAGAAAGCCGCTAAGCGTGGTGAGTTGACCCCTGAACTGAGAGATCTGATCAATAAGCGCTTAGCCGCGGCTGTTGACAATAAAAAGAACCCCGTTTTTCCCGCTGATGTTGACATCATGGACAAAAAGTTCAGAGACATAGCTGATACGTTCAGTCGTCGCTCTGTTGCTGGTCACTTAATGGGCGGAGTAAATGTTGGCGGTAAGAGGGGTCAAATTATTGACTACGACAAGATCATTCGCAGTACAACAGATCCTGACTTAGTAGATCTACCAACGGGTTCATTAGGTAACCGTCTGTTTACACTTAGCGGTGGAATCATTGATCGCCCTGACTTACACCCAGCATTCCCCACAATTTTGCAAGGCGAGGACTTAGGTCTGACGTTTAGCCCAGTGGAGCGCAACATTGTCATGAAGGACTTTGTTGATAAGACCATGCGCGAGAAGGGCAGGATGCCCGGCTACATGGACTACACCAAAGGGTATCCGCCCACTCAGTTGATCACCGAAGACATCCTGACTGAGTTGCAGAAGCTCGGACTGAAGAAGGGTGGAGCTGTCCACAAAGCCGAAGGCGGTTCAGTAACTGGTGACGACCTAATCCTTGAAGAGAGACCACTATGAGCCTGATTGGAGCACTTAAAGCCGCCAAGAAGACTGCACCCTTCTACTCCGCTGTGGATGAGGCGCTAGGCAACCTCAAGCGCCCCAAGGGTACGGGCATAGAGTTCTTGACTGAGGTGCTCAAACAGCCGGGCGTGAAGAAGGCGGAGATCGCTGACCGTAAGCTCGAACAGGCATTCAAAGCCAAGGGCAAGATGACCAAGGAAGAGGCTCAGCAAGTCCTCAAAGACAACCCGCCGCCTCAGCTCAAAGAGCGACAGCTTGCTGAGATCAGTGAAAACGAGCGTGACAATGCGTTACGTGACAAGATTGAGACTTCTGGTTACGACTCATGGGATGAAGTTCCAAGCCGCGTAATTCAAAAATGGAATGACGAGATTGATGAAGATCTTGAGAAGTATGGCGATTACAAGACCGCTGGCGGCAAGAACTACCGCGAGATTTTGCTCAAATTGCCTGAAGGTTTCTCAGAAGCCGAGTCCAATCGGTTGATGACGCTCGAAGCTGACATGCGTCGCAGTGAGTTGCCAGATTACAAGAAAAAAGAGCTTTTAACCTTGCAAGCCAAGAAGCAAGGCGCGGCTCCTAGCTATCAATCCAAACATTGGAAAGAAGATCCTAACGTCTTGGCTCACATGCGTGTTCAAGACCGTGTTGGCCCTAACGGCGAGAAGATCTTGCACGTCGAAGAGATCCAGTCTGACTGGCATCAAGAGGGGCGCAAGAAGGGTTACGCCACGGGCAAAGAAGAACAAGATTATGTTGACTACCTCAGCAGTTTGGAATTAAGAGCCAAAAATGAGGCTAAGCAAGACTTTATCTCGGAAGGTGTGGCTGAGGATAAAGCGGAGGTTATGGCAAGCAGGTTGGCAAAACGGCTGGCTGAAGACCCAAGGCATTTGGCTGATTACTTTGGTGCAGATGTAAAAGCAAAACAGATGGAGCTAAATAAAGCAAGAGTAGATGCTCGCAGTGCCATCCCAGACGCCCCATTTAAAAAGAACTGGCACGAGTTGGCTATGAAGCGCCTGCTTAACTATGCCGCTGACAACGGGTATGACAGCATCGCCATTACCCCCGGCGCTGAGCAGGCAAAGCGCTTTAGCCTAAGCAAGCAAATTGATGAGCTTATCTACTCTGATGATGGATCTTTGTATGCATCCAAGGGTGGAAAAAAAGTATTCAATGAGCGCTTAACGCCAGAGCAGTTGCCTGATTACGTTGGCAAAGAGGTGGCTGAAAAGCTGGTTACCGCTCAACCAAATGAGGTTGGCTCTCGGGTTCTCGGTGGGCTTGACCTTGAGGTAGGTGGAGAAGGCATGAAGGGTTTCTATGACCAAATTCTTCCAAGCTACCTGAACACTTTTGGCAAGCCCTATAACGCACAGATGGGCACGTTCTCGATACCGGGAGACCGCGGTGCAACCGTAGAGCGCCTTGGCGTTGCAGGTCGCAACCTATCCGAGATGACACCTCAAGAGGTCATAGACTTCAACAAGATGGTGGATGAGGCTGGCGCTATGAAGCTCCACAACTTCCCCATCACACCAGAGATGCGTGAGTCCATCAAGCAAAAGGGCTTACCTCTGTACCAACAGGTTGGCATCCCAACTGCTGGCGCTGGTGCGGCATCTCAGATGCCTGAGCAAATGCAAGAGCAAGAAGTTGAACCTGAAGTTAAAAAGGCAAAAGGCGGCAGGGTTAGAATGACCACGAACCGCGATACTATGTTCATGGAACTGAGCAACAAGAAGCTCAAAAGGAAATAAGCTATGGCGACACAATTCCCACAAGATCCTAACGCGGGTCGTTTCATCGATGGGTTAAGGGATCAGCAGGTCGAAGATGACGAAGGCATGGAGTTTGAAATGCCTGAAGACGACCAAGAGATCGAAGAGTTGCCCGACGGTTCTGCCATTGTGCGTATGCCAACCAAAGGCCCGATGGAGGACGAGGACTTCTACCAGAACTTGGCTGACGTGCTTGATCCCTATGACCTGAACAAGATCGCTTTGCGCTACATGGACTTGGTCGAGAACGACAAGAAGTCTCGTGAGGAGCGCGACAAGAAGTACGAAGAGGGTCTGCGTCGTACGGGTATGGGCAATGATGCCCCCGGCGGTGCTACTTTTATGGGCGCCAGCAAGGTCGTTCACCCTGTCATGGCAGAAGCCTGCGTAGACTTTGCCTCTCGTGCTATCAAGGAGATGTTTCCACCTGATGGCCCAACCCGCACCAAGATCTTGGGCAAGGTTGACGAAGAGAAGATCGAGAAAGCCGAGCGCAAGCGCGACTTCATGAATTGGCAGTTGACTGAGCAGATCGAAGAGTTCCGAGACGAGCAGGAACAGCTCCTGACTCAGCTCCCATTGGGTGGCTCCCAGTACATGAAGATGTGGTACGACGAGAAGAAGAAGCGTCCCTGTGCTGAGTTCATGCCTATTGACAACATCCTGCTACCCTTTGCCGCGGCTAACTTCTACACAGCCCAACGTGTCACTGAGATGCAGACCCTCACCGAGTGGGAGTTTAAGAACCGCATCCGCTCAGGACTGTACCGTGACATCGACCTGATCCGCGTGTCTGCTGAGCCAGAGGAAACTCACTCTGAGAAGGCAAACAATAAGATCGAAGGTCGTAAGTTTGAGGACAACGAGGACGGACTTCGTAAGGTCTATCACATCTACACATGGCTCGAGCTGGATGACGACCCACTGACAGACGGTAAGTCAGCCCCTTACATCCTGATGGTTGACGAGTACGAGAACGAGTGCGTTGGTCTCTACCGTAACTGGGAAGAGGGCGACGAGACCATGACCAAGCTTGATTGGTTGGTTGAGTTTAAGTTCATTCCATGGCGCGGTGCGTACGCTATTGGTCTGCCACAGCTCATTGGAGGGCTGTCAGCGGCTCTTACAGGCTCTCTACGCGCTTTGCTGGACTCTGCCCATATCAACAATGCGGCAACCATGCTAAAGCTCAAGGGAGCCAAGATTTCGGGTCAGTCCCAACAGGTGGATGTGACGCAGGTTTGTGAGATTGAGGGGATGCCCGGCGTCGATGACATCCGCAAGATCGCCATGCCTATGCCTTTCAACCCCCCTTCCCCTGTTCTATTCTCGCTTTTGGGCTGGTTAGATGGTGCGGCTAAGGGTGTCGTGACCACCGCAGAGGAAAAGATCGCTGACGTGAACTCCAACACCCCTGTTGGAACCACTCAAGCTTTGATCGAGCAGGGCGCCGCGGTGTTCTCTGCCATCCACGCACGCTTACACGAGTCACAAGGTCGCGTTCTAAAGATCCTTGGTCGCTTGAATCGTTGGTACATCGACGAGCAACGCAAGGGTGAAGTGGTTGCTGACCTTGAGATCACTAAGGAAGACTTCGCATCTAACACAGACGTGATCCCTGTCTCTGATCCACACATCTTCTCTGAGACACAGCGCATGGCGCAGACTCAGTCGGTGATGGCGATCATGGAAAAGAACCCAGATTTGTTCAATCGCAAGGTCGTCATTGAGAGGTTCTTGAAGCAGATCAAGGTGCCCGGCATCAACGAGCTCATGAAGGACGTTCCCAATCCCGAAGAGCGCCCAGTTGCCGACGAAAACGTCGCTATGGCTCTTGGTCAGACAGGTTTTGCCTTCATTGATCAAGACCACTTGGCTCACATTCAGGGTCACTTGGACTTTGCTAAGGATCCAGCCTTCGGTGCAAACCCCATGATCGCGCCAGCCTTCATCCCACAGATGATGGAGCACGTCAAACAGCACATCACCTTGTGGTACTTGAAGCGCATGAACGGTTATGTGACCAAATCTACTGGCAAACAGCAGGCGGAGTACGCCAATCCCAAGTTCACAGCCGAGATTGACAAGATATACGCTTTGGCATCTCAGCACGTTGCCATGGACAGCGAGAAAGCGTTCAAGGGTGTCATGCCTGTCATTGCACAGATGATGCAGATGATGCAACAGGGCAAGCAACAGGCTCCTTTGCCACCCGAAGCGCAGGTTCTCATGCAGACAAGCATGGCAGAGACACAACGTCGTGCCGCAAAAGACCAAGCCGACCTACAGTTGGCAGACAAGCGCCTTACACAAGAAGGTCAAGAGTCTGCCGCAAGGATGCAAATGGAGATGGCTAAGCAACAACAGCAAGACAGCGTCAAGATGTCCACCAACTCGGCTGACAACCTGACCAAAGAACGTATTGAATCTGCAAAACTGACGCGAGACGCGGCTAAATTGCAAAACGAGCAGGCTCAGACTGCACTGGAGCTTCAAAAAGAAGCACAACAAACCCTAGGAGATCGAAATGGCTACATCTAACCCTTATTTCAACGAAGCAGTGCCTATGCACAAGCGTATTGCCGCTGGCGAGAAGCTTGATGGCTCGTCTTTGAAGTCAACTGGCAACACAGCGCCAGCTAAAAAACAAGGAGGCGCACTATCGCAAGCTAAAAAGAAATAAATGTTATTCAACTTAGGTGATCTGATCGGCGCAATTAAGGCGCGTCAAGCTGAAATAGCTCATTCCTTAGCGGCTGGAAACGTCGCGTCATGGGAGGCGTACCAACGCACGGTCGGCACAAACTTGGGATTGCAGGAAACCCTCGATCTCATTAACAAAATGTTAAAGGAAGATGAAGAAGATGAGCGATAACCCCGAAGTGTTGGAAAACGCTGAAGTTAAGTGGGCATTCCCCGCTGTGAATCCGGGTGCTAAGCCATTAGGTGGTCGAATTTTGGTGCAACTACGTCGCACACGACAAAAAACGACAGGCGCAGGGATTATCTTGGTTGAAGAGACCAAGGAGACCGAGAAGTGGCAGAACATGGTGGCAAAAGTCATCGATGTGGGCCCTCTCGCATTCAAAAACCGCGACACGATGCAAGGGTGGCCCGAGGGGTCATGGTGCGAAGTCGGCGATTACATCCGAGTCCCTAAATGGGGCGGAGATAGGTGGGAAGTTAAGGTTAACGAAGAGGATGATCGTGAAGATCCAGCCTTGTTCATGATCTTGAACGACCACGAAATCATTGCCAAAGTCATTGGTGATCCCTTAGCCATGAAAGCATTCTTATGACCACAGAAAACGAACTTGACAAGATTGTTGTCACCGAAGAGGCGGACGGTTCAGCCGTTATTGACCTACCTGACAGCATTGAGTCCCCTGATGATCAGGAAGACGACCGCGAGATGGCGTCTGGCGGCTCTACAGACGACGATATAGCCCCTGAAGACGAGACAGAGTACCAACGTGCCCGTCGTGAGAAACGACGCGCTAAGCGGGATCTGGCTAAGAAGACAGGCGTAGAGAAGGACATGAAACTCCAGCTCTTGGAACGCAAAAACCAAGAGTTGATGGAGCGTTTGTCCGTGGTGGAGCGCAAAACCCACTCTGCCGACCTAGCTCGTATCGACAAAGCCATTGAAGACCAAGAACTTCGCTTGCAGTATGCCAAGATGAAGATCTCTGAAGCGGCAAGTGCCTCTGACGGTCACGCCATGGCAGAAGCCCAAGAGATGATGTACGAAGCACGTCGCCAGATGGAGGCTTTGTCCAACTTCAAGAAGGCGGCTGTTGAGCCTCGCCAGTCCCAAGGGAACGTCCCAGATCCACGCTTACAGCGTCTGGCGTCCAATTGGATGGAGAAGAATGATTGGTACGACCCGAACGCTCGGGACACCGATTCCAAGATTGCAAAGCAGATTGACGAGACTCTGGTTTCGGAGGGTTGGGATCCAACCTCACCTGATTACTGGAATGAACTCGATAATCGCTTGCATAAGTACTTGCCACACAAGTACAATGACAGCACGGACGTACGTTCGTCTACTAAGAGACCAAGGAGTGTTGTAACAAGTTCTGGTCGCGAAAGCGTCAACGGAAGCACCAACAGGAACACATTTGTACTGAAACCAGAAC